ATGAAAAAGATAGCTGCTATATCATTAATTAGTATTTTTATTATGTCTGGTTGTGCTGTGCATAATGATGAGACAAGTATCGGTAAATTTGGTCTTGCATATAAAAGTAATATTCAGCGTAAACTCGATAACCAATACTACACCGAAGCCGAAGCTTCTTTAGCCAGGGGTAGAATATCTGGTGCAGAAAATATAGTAAAAAATGATGCAACTCATTTCTGTGTTACTCAGGGCAAAAAAATGCAAATAGTTGAGCTGAAGACAGAAGGTGTAGGATTACATGGTGTCGCTCGTCTGACATTCAAATGTGGAGAGTGAGAATATTTTTTGGTAAGCGTCAAATATGCGCGTTCTGGCTGTGCGTAGCCGGAACCTGTGGGAGCACGATGCCGATAAGTGAAAGGCATCGTGCTATGAAGGAGGATTCTATCGATGTGGTCAATGGAAGACGGTTACCAGAGATAGGGCTTATGCATAAAAAAATAAGCCCGTGTAAGGGAGATTTAGGGTGTCACCAGTAGGGGCTTTCAACGGTACAATGCGGGTTTGAGCGGCATAAATTACCACTGAAAGCCCTTAAACGTTACTCTACTGTGGACACTGTGTGGACACTCTCGGCCTCAGTACCACCTCTTAGCGGATTAAGAGAAATGGCGTCCTGAAGGTACTCTGGCGCAAAATGAGCGTAAACCATAGTTTGCTCAATCCGCGTGTGACCTAGTATCCGTTGTAGCGTGATAATACTTCCTCCATTAATCATGAAATGAGTGGCAAAGCTGTGCCTTAGTGCATGTGTGGCTTGCCCCATTGGCAAATCCGGTTTTATTGCTTTCATTGTTCGTCTGAAGCGAGGGTAATCAGCATCAGGGAATAAAAAACCTCGTTTGTTATCCGCGATCATTTTGGCAACAGCCTCTGAGATCGGGACGGTGCGTGGTTTGTTTGTTTTCGTTTTAACAAACGTGACGCGGTTATGGATGATATTTTCTGCTTTCAAACGAGCTGCTTCTCCCCAACGTGCTCCAGTACTCAGGCAAAGAATCGCAATCTTTTTGTTGTCGCCGTCAAGAGCAGCAAGCAGTAAGGCAATTTCTTCCTGCGTGAGATAGCCTGTGTCTGGTTTTTCCTCCTTAAGCCTTTTTGTCCCTCTGATAGGGTGCTCACCAAAGAATAACTCCGCTTCAATCAGGGCTGTAAACATGCCGCTAATACATGTTAAATCACGATTGATACTCGAAGGTTTAATACCCTGACTTCTTCGGGTGGCGCAGTACTGGCTGATAAGCGATTTCGTAATTTGAAATGCGCATGGGTCATTCGTTATTTTTGTGAAGATTTCAATTTTTCCAAGATTAGATTTCCCATGCTCTTCGTGTTTACCCTTTAAATCCCACCAGATCTGTGTCAGCTCCGACAGACGTCGCTTGTCTGTTGGTTTTGATAGCCATTCTTTATTGTGGTGGTTGTACAACGTGTATTTCTCGAAAGCGACAGCTTCGCTTTTCTTATCAAACTTCCTACGGATGCGTTTTCCATTACGTCCAGTAGGGCGGATGTCCACTTCATATCGACCATCATCGAGTTTTTTGATTGCCATCAGAAAACCCTCCGAGTGGTGTGTTTTTTTGCGACTACTAATCGCTTTTTTCGTGGTGGCTGAAATTTAGCCACCAATAGTAGGCACTTGTGATGAATATATTCACGATGAATTGTTAACCAGTCTTTTGACCGGAGTGGGGCGACGTTGTTTCGTTTTGCCCAAAGTGTGCGAGAGCGGGCGCAATTTGCCCGGACTCAGGAGCGACCTGATTGGTCATGAACCATAAAGTGTATTTGGTGAATTGTGGGGTTTGCAGGATGTTCATCATGACATCTGTTGGAGGTGTTGAACGACCACTTTCATAGTAACTCAGCGTGCCATACGGAACCCCTGTTAAATCAGCAAGTTGTTGTCTGCTCAAATACTCTGATTTTCGCATTAAGACTATCTTCTCGCTTATCGTGTTTGACATGGTGTTTAGATCTCAATAGTATTTAGTTTAGATGTAGATTGTTTAGTGCTTGGATGTGGGCACTAAAAGGCATTATAAGGCATTAAACGCAATTCATGAGGGCTGGGGGACGACATGAGCAAGCAAGTAACACTCATGACTGATGCGATTCCTTATCAGGAGTTCGCAAAACTAATAGGAAAATCGACAGGAGCGGTTCGTCGGATGATCGATAAAGGAAAGCTGCCTGTAATTGATATGACCGATCCACAATCAGCTTCAGGTCGTGCAGGTGAATATTGGGTATACCTTCCGGCATGGAATAACGGACTAAAACTGGCTTATGAAAGCCGCCCTAAAGAGATTCGTGACGGCTGGTTGATGTGGTTAGGTCTCGGTGAACCACGTTAAGGAGAACCGTATGAACGAGCCTCGTTGTATTGCTCAGTTATTGCGTAACGAAAGCCCCAGGGCGATTGACTTCACCATCACCCACGGTAAGGGGCGTAAGGGAATCATTATCCGCACCAAAAAACAGAGTCCGTTAAAGAAGGCTCTGACCTTTCTGAAAAGCCGGAGGGTCTGGAAATGACAGTGATGACGCTCAATCTCGTCGAAAAACAGCCAGCAGCTATGCGCCGGATAATTGGCAAGCATCTTGCCGTCCCTCGCTGGCAGGAGACATGTGATTATTATAATCAGATGATGGAGCGCGAACGGCTAACGGTTTGCTTTCATGCGCAGTTAAAACAACGTCACGCAACGATGCGTTTTGAAGAAATGAACGACGTCGAACGTGAACGGCTGGTTTGTGCAATTGATGAACTGCGTGGGGCATTCTCAAAACGCCGTCAGGTCGGTGCAAGTGAGTATGCATATATTAGCTTTTTAACTGTCAGTCAGCGCCGTACTTTATTTATGCATGCCGGATTGACTGAAAAAGAATTCAACCAGCCATACTGGCGAATTAATGAAGAATCATGTTACTGGCGTGATGCCTTATTCCGTGCATTACGTGAATTATTCAGCCTGTTTGAGTATGCACCGACAATTCTGACGTCGGTAAAACCAGAGCAATATCTGCATTAAGTAATTAACCAGAGTTTTTAACGCACTTAATTGTGCGGGGCTTCTTTTTGCCTGGAGAAAGTCATGCATACAGTTTCTGAAAATCAGTGCGGTAAATACGCATTACTGCTGCAACAGGCCAGAACCGAAGCACAGGCCGACGCAGCGACGCGCTTTTCTTCTCATCTTGACGCCATGATTCGCCACATCACAAAGGCGGAGTTATCCCGCGTGGAGATAGTCGAGCTGCTCAGTCAGGAGTCGGAAAAATTTCACAATATCGGATTGTCTCGCGGGGAGGTGCTTTGATGTCCTGTTCTCATTCAGTTGTATTACTGAATAACGCCTTAAAAATCGCCGTTATGGAAAATGGTGATTTGTCTCTTATTCAACTTTGTCTTGATAAAGAAAAACGCGACATCACTGAATCTGTTATCGCGATTTATCAGAATGAATTAAACCTCCTGTCTGATGTGGTCAATTTACTTGTTAAACGCGCTGTATTCCACAAGCAAATTTCCTCCGTGGATGAACTGACAAAATTAACGACAGAACTTGCCAGTTATTGCGCTGATGTATCCAGGAAACTTAACGATAAAAGGAGCTGATAATGCCGGACAACGTAGATTTTATTCAGGAGCAACAGGCTGAATTACTGGAGCGCCAGATTAACGCGGCAAGGGTAAAACATTGCGGTGCTTCTGCGCTGGTTTGCGAAGAGTGTGACGCGCCAATACCTGCTGCCCGTCGTGCGGCTTATCCGTCAGCCACGCGTTGTGTTTCCTGTCAGTCAGTCTTTGAAGCAAAAAACAAACATTACCGGAGAACGGCATGAGTATTCGTATTGAAATTGGCGAACGTTATGTCGTTACCAGTGACAGCTTTCAGTTTATTCTCCACGAGAAAAAGAGAGCGGAAAGCGGTAAAAACGCCGGTCAGGAATGGCTGTCGGTGGTTGGTTATTACCCGAAATTAAGCCAGCTCGTTTCCGGCCTGATGCATCACGATATTCTGACCGGAAGCGCAAAGTCTTTTGCTGATTTAAACGTGCAGGTTGAGCAACTCAGCAAGCGTTGTTCAGAGGCTTTTGGCTCATATGGCCGTTAAAGCCTCCGGGCGTTTTGTCCCTCCGTCAGCATTTGCCGCAGGCACCGGTAAGGCGTTTACCGGTGCTTATGCATGGAACGCGCCACGCGAGGCTGTCGGGCGCGAAAGACCCCTTACACGTGACGAGATGCGTCAGGTGCAAGGTGTTTTATCCACGATTAACCGCCTGCCTTACTTTTTGCGCTCGCTGTTTACGTCACGCTATGACTACATCCGGCGCAATAAAAGCCCGGTGCACGGGTTTTATTTTCTCACATCCACTTTTCAGCGTCGTTTATGGCCGCGCATTGAGCGTGTGAATCAGCGCCATAAAATGAACACCGACGCGTCGTTGCTGTTTCTGGCAGAGCGTGACCATTATGCGCGTCTGCCGGGGATGAATGACAAGGAGCTGAAAAAGTTTGCCGCCCGTATCTCATCGCAGCTTTTCATGATGTATGAGGAACTCTGCGATGCCTGGGGGGATGCGCATGGCGAAAAAGAATCGCTGTTTACGGATGAGGCGCAGGCTCACCTCTATGGTCATGTTGCTGGTGCTGCACGTGCTTTCAATATTTCCCCGCTCTACTGGAAAAAATACCGTAAAGGGCAGATGACCACGAGGCAGGCATATTCTGCCATTGCCCGTCTGTTTAACGATGAGTGGTGGACCCATCAGCTTAAAGGCCAGCGTATGCGCTGGCATGAGGCGTTACTGATTGCTGTCGGGGAGGTCAATAAAGACCGTTCTCCTTATGCCAGTAAACATGCCATTCGTGATGTGCGTGCACGCCGCCAGGCAAATCTGGAATTTCTTAAATCGTGTGATCTCGAAAACAGGGAAACCGGCGAGCGCATCGACCTTATCAGTAAGGTGATGGGCAGTATTTCTAATCCTGAAATTCGCCGGATGGAGCTGATGAACACCATTGCCGGTATTGAGCGTTACGCCGCAGCAGAGGGTGATGTGGGGATGTTTATCACGCTGACCGCGCCGTCAAAGTATCACCCGACACGTCAGGTCAGAAAAGGCGAAAGTAAAACCGTCCAGCTAAATCACGGCTGGAACGATGAGGCATTTAATCCAAAGGATGCGCAGCGTTATCTCTGCCGTATCTGGAGCCTGATGCGCACGGCATTCAAGGATAATGATTTACAGGTCTACGGTTTGCGTGTCGTCGAGCCACACCACGACGGAACGCCGCACTGGCATATGATGCTTTTTTGTAATCCGCGCCAGCGTAACCAGATTATCGAAATCATGCGTCGCTATGCGCTCAAAGAGGATGGCGATGAAAGAGGAGCCGCGCGAAACCGTTTTCAGGCAAAACACCTTAACCGGGGCGGTGCTGCGGGGTATATCGCGAAATACATCTCAAAAAACATCGACGGCTATGCACTGGATGGTCAGCTCGATAACGATACCGGCAGGCCGCTGAAAGACACTGCTGCGGCTGTTACCGCATGGGCGTCAACGTGGCGCATCCCGCAATTTAAAACGGTTGGTCTGCCGACAATGGGGGCTTACCGTGAACTACGCAAATTGCCGCGCGGCGTCAGCATTGCTGATGAGTTTGACGAGCGCGTCGAGGCTGCACGCGCCGCCGCAGACAGTGGTGATTTTGCGTTGTATATCAGCGCGCAGGGTGGGGCAAATGTCCCGCGCGATTGTCAGACTGTCAGAGTCGCCCGTAGCCCGTCGGATGACGTTAACGAGTACGAGGAAGAGGTCGAGAGGGTGGTCGGCATTTACGCGCCGCATCTCGGCGCGCGTCATATTCATATCACCAGAACGACGGACTGGCGCATTGTGCCGAAAGTTCCGGTCGTTGAGCCTTTGACTTTAAAAAGCGGCATCGCCGCGCCTCGGAGTCCTGTCAATAACTGTGGAAAGCTAACTAGCGGTGGCGATCCTGCTATGACATCCATACCTTCTGAGCAAGCAGCAGCGGTGTTGAATCTGATTGAGCGCGGGGTTATCGGCTGGGATGACCCTGAAGTCGTGACGGTGCTCAGATGCGCACTAAAACACGATGCGCCACGACCAAATCGCCAGCAAAAGAGCTGTGAGCCATTAAAACCTTATCAGATAGCGCCCTCAGGACGAATGACAAAAGCTGAACGGGAACAGACGCCACGTATAAGATTCGAGTTGGCTCAGGAGGGTATTACGCCGAATCAATGGGAACCACAGGTATTAGCACGCGGTGCGACAGTATGTTTCGATGGGAGGAAATATAAATTTAAAAAAATTCCAACTGGGAGTGTTTTTCCTAATTAATTCAATTTTTTTTGGGCGTAACGGATATATTTTTATTTAAAATGAATCTATTTTTGATGGCTAGGGTTACAGACTTAAAAGTCAATTCCCCATCAAGTTAGGATGTCTAAACTTAATGGGGTGATTCTTGGTGTTCATTTTGAGTTTATATTCGAATCTTCATCTTCATCTTCATCTTCATCTTCATCTTCATCTTCATCTTCATATTCTTCGTCAAGTTCATTGCTATGATATATTTTTATTTCTTCAAATAATTCATCTATCATACTGCCGTCGAACTGTCCTGTCTTCCATAAGTGATATAAATCTCTAATTCTATTTTGGGCTTGACCAAAGGCGATTGACTTATTCTTTAAACCACTACTGTCAATTGGGTCATGATGCACGTCAATATAGAAGCAGCGAAGTTTTAGACCATCAGTCGAAGGTTGGATGACATCAATGTCAGCATAACAACAGCCTTGTTTGACTTTCGGACAAACCGTACTTTTTAAATGAGAAAGTAGCGGAGTCGCTTTTTTTAATGACCCTTTCTTTGTACAATAATCCTTCCACTCATGGTTGTATATGTATTTCAGCCATTGTTTGAAATGATAAGATGACTTTGATTTTTGATAATAGATAACCATGCCTGCATGATTATCTCTTTTAACATAGCGAGTAAGCAACTGAAGTAGCCCCTCGAATATTTTTTGGTTCCCGTATCCGATTTTTGCTTCAGCAATCCATGTATATCCTCCATTTTTCGGACGAACGGTTATGTCCACACTTCCATTTTTTTTTGTTTGTTCGGTTGCATCGTAACCTAGGTGTACAAGAGAGGCTACAATTGTATGGCTTAGTTTATCTTCATCATCACAATAATACTTGTCACTAGATTGCTCCATTAGTTTTATTATGACTTCTATATCCGAGTATAATGTTTCAATAAAACTCGCTTCATCTTCAAAATGAACCCTTTTGCCTAACTCACATGTGATTTGTTGTTTGTTCATGACAGTCAATCCAGGTTTATTATGCAATAAAATGAAAGATATTTTGGATTGAAGTCTTCAATTTCAGAACCATTGGCAGTTACAGGTTCAACTCCGTTTAATATATAGTTGGTATATTCATCAGCTTGTATGTCCTCAAACTCCATGTTTTCTAGTTCGTAGCAATATTTAACGTTAAATAAACAGGAGGTATTGCTACTAAAAAATTGAACAACTCGTAGCAAATGTTCATAATTGTCAGTTTTTATGGCTTTTCGTAATACTGGGATTGTATAAATATTACGATCAAGATCACCCTCTACATATTCTAGTAAATTTGTATAATATATGTGAGAATCATTATTTATGAAAACAGAAGAGCTTCCGGCATTCTCCAGGAGTACTCTTTGTTTATACACTAATGAGCGCATTTTTTTATTTCGCTCTTGTGAGTAAATCATTTATCACCCCATAATGCACCTGATGATCTGCTGTTTGTGTAAAATAAAAATCCCCACAAAATTTGTTTGTAGACCAATCAGTTTTGCTGGGTTCAAAACCAATTTCATTTGAAATTGTTTCGTTTGCAACTTTACTATCTAATCGCACTGCAACGCCAGAAACTTCAAGGGTCAATGAGCGAGGTGTTCCGTTCTGAGTTTTAGATACAACCTCGCGATAACGGGCATCATAATTGGGGTCTGTTCTGCAACGAAGAACAGCATCCTCATCTCCATTTGGATCAAGGAAATTAACCTGAACAAGTCTTCCATATTGTTTGTCAAGGTAAATATTGGAAATTGCTTTGTAGAAATTTATAGTTTCAACAGCTAACTTAATATTAAGTTCCACGAGTAATTCATTAAATTTTGCGCGCAAATCTGCCATCGCTTTTTCAGACGCTCTTTTACCTAGTGATTTATCAACCCGATATTCTATACGGCTTAAATCATTAGGGATGAAAACAGTGTTGAAGTACTGCTCTGGATATTGATTGCTACGTAGCTTACTCCTTCCTTGGATTTTTCTTAAAATAATATAGGAATATATTACAGCAATACCATCCCCCATTTTTTCGATGGAAGTAATGAAATGCCCAGGAGTCGAAGGAAGTCCTGTATTATCATCAAGTTTTATTGGAAATACTGAGCTAAATGTTTTATCGAGGTGAGGGTAGTTGATTATATTTGGTATTAAATTAATGGTTCCTGATTTAATACCATCAATTGAATAATAATGGTTTACGCTAGTGATTATTTTTAACGTAATCAAACGGAGATTTGAAAAGTTTGCAGGCGTACCTTGCTTCGATGGGTCATTCAGAGTTTTATTCAAGTTATCCAATGTACTTGCCCAGCGGCTCGTAACATTGAAGCCATGCCGCCCGCCAACACGGCGAAAAAAGGCTAATTCCGTTGTCTGTTCCAGTCCTTTCAACCATTTTTCGATGGTCGCTTGCGATACGGCTGTAGGGATGTTGAGGACTTGCTGAGTGCTCATGAGGTTTAGTTCCTTTTTAGCGTGTGCTGTGACAAAGATACCATTACGAAAACTTTGCCTTTAAATTGTTTTTCTGTCTTAGATGTCCACTTGAGCTCAAGAGATTGCGGCCTGGCTGTCTTAACGAAGGGGCAGCATCATTGATTTCAATCTGCACGGATATGCAGCTTCAAATGATCATATTTTTACCATATTGTATTCCAAAGAGAATGCCTGAGTGTGCGTTTTTTTGCATGTGTAAGTTAGTATACCTTCATGTTCTATAATCCTGTCACGATATGGCATTACGATGCTCATGTATTGCATCAAAACCGCCCCATGAAGCGGGCGGGCGAGGCGGGGAAAGCACTGCGCGCTGGCGGTGGTGCTGATTTTATTTTTTCAGCGTCTCAGCGCGTCGTGACGGCGTTTGGGTTGTGCGCCGGGGCGTTGGTGTGTCTGCGGGGGGTTTTGTGCGGTGGTGAGCATGTGAGGGTGTAAAAAAGCCGCCCGCAGGCGGCGATGTTCAGCCGTTGTCAGTGTCCAGTGAGTAGTTTTTAAAGCGGATGACCTCCTGACCGAGCCAGCCGTTTATCTCGCGGATCCTGTCCTGTAGCGGGATAAGCTCATTGCGGACAAAGACCTTTGCCACTTTCTCAATATCACCCAGCGACCCGACGTTCTCCGGCTTGCCGCCCATCAACTGAAAGGGGATGCGGTGCGCGTCCAGCAGGTCAGCGGCGCTGGCTTTTTTGATATTAAAAAAATCGTCCTTCGTTGCCACTTCACTGAGCGGGATAATTTTAATGCCGTCGGCTTTCCCCTGCGGGGCATAAAGAAACAGATTTTTAAAGTTGTTGCGGCCTTTCGACTTGACCATGTTTTCGCGAAGCATTTCGATATCGTTGCGATCCTGCACGGCATCGGTGACATACATGATGTATCCGGCATGAGCGCCGTTTTCGTAATACTTGCGGCGGAACAGCGTGGCCGACTCATTCAGCCAGGCAGAGTTAAGGGCGCTGAGATATTCCGGCAGGCCGTACAGCTCCTGATTGATATCCGGCTCCAGCAGGTGAAACACGGAGCCGGGCGCGAAGGCTGTCGGCTCGTTGAAGGACGGCACCCACCAGTAAACATCCTCCTCCACGCCACGGCGGGTATATTTTGCCGGTGAGGTTTCCAGTCTGATGACCTTACCGGTGGTGCTGTAACGCTTTTCCAGAAACGCATTACCGAAAACCAGAAAATCCAGCACAAAGCGGCTGAAATCCTGCTGGGAAAGCCACGGGTGCGGGATAAACGTTGAAGCCAGAATATTACGTTTGACGTAAATCGGTGAGCTGTGATGCACGGCAGCACGCAGGCTTTTTGCCAGACCGGTAAAGCTGACCGGCGGCTCATACCATCTGCCGTTACTGATGCACTCGACGTAATCCAGAATGTCACGGCGGTCAAGTACCGGCACCGGCTCACCAAAGGTGAATGCTTCCATTTTCGGGGCGCTGGCGGTGATTGTTTTTGCCGCAGGTCGCGGTGTTTTCCCTATTTTCTTGCTCATCAGTAAAACTCCAGAATGGTGGATGTCAGCGGAGTGCTGATACCGGCGGTGAGTGGCTCATTTAACAGGGCGTGCATGGTTGCCCAGGCGAGGTCGGCGTGGCTGGCTTCCTCGCTGCGGCTGGCCTCATAGGTGGCGCTGCGTCCGCTGCTGGTCATGGTCTTGCGGATAGCCATGAACGAGCTGGTGATGTCGGTGGCGCTGACGTCATATTCCAGACAGCCACGGCGGATGACGTCTTTGGCCTTGAGCACCATTGCGGTTTTCATTTCCGGCGTGTAGCGGATATCGCGCGCGGCGGGATAGAACGAGCGCACGAGCTGGAACACGCCGACACCGAGGCCGGTGGCATCAATACCGATGTATTCGACGTTGTATTTTTCGGTGAGTTTGCGGATGGACTCCGCCTGGGTGGCAAAGTCCATGCCTTTCCACTGGTGACGCTCAAGTATTCTAAATTTGCCACCGGGCACCACCGGCGGTGCCAGCACCACGCATCCGGCGCTGTCGCCACGGTGTGACGGGTCGTAACCAATCCATACCGGGCGGGAGCCGAACGGATTGGCGGCAAACGGCGCGTAGTCTTCCCATTCTTCCAGCGTGTCGACCATGCAGCGTTGCAGCTCCTCGAACGGGAACACCGATGCCTTGTCGTCAACAAATTCACACATGAACAGGTTTTTAAAATCGTCGGCGCTGTTTTCGCGTTTGAGCTGCTCAATGTCGAACAATGTGCAGCCGCCTTTCAGGGCGTCCTCAATGGTGACAATCTGCCGCCACTGGCCGTCCGCACAGAGAAGACCACCGGCAAGGGCGTTATGACTGACGTCGATTTCCACACGTTCGGCGGCGCTGGCGCGTCCCCGGTTGAACAGTTCACCCGACCAGAACGGGTAGGCGTCGTGCGCCAGCGTGGACGGGGTGGAGAAATAGGTCGAGCGCAGGTGACTCTGTGAGGCCATACCTGATGCCACCTTACGCAGTACCTGAAAATTCGGGATCCAGAAAATCTCGTCGACGTACAGGTCGCCGTTATGGCTCTGTGCGGTGTTGGAGTTGGTGCCGAGAAAAATCAGTTTTGCGCCGTTATTGCCCAGGACAATCGGGTCACCGGTCAGGTCAACGTCAACCAGACGGGCAAAGGCGATGATGTATTCACGGAACACATACGCCTGCGTTTTACTGGCCGACAGAAAAATCTGGTTATGGCCGGTTTTCAGGGCGCGCAGCAGCGCCTCGCGGGAAAAATAAAACGTCGCGCCAATCTGGCGGGATTTCAGGATATCGCGGATGCGGTGCTCAAGCCCGGCACGATACCAGTGCAACTGATAGTCGAAAGACTGCTCAAAGAAAATCTGCTCCAGCTTTTCGATGGCCTCGTCACTGAAAAAATTCTTTTTCGGTTTGCGCCGCCCGCCTTTGTTGCGGTTAGCGACGTTCGGATTAAGGTCTGCCTCGTTGCCGGTCTGGCTGTAGCGGTTTACCCGTGCCAGTCGTTCAATCTGGCGTCCCAGCAGGTCAATTTCCTTGAAATCACCGCCGGTTTTCTGCGGTTTGATGATGAGCTGGGTCAGCCGCGCTTCCAGACTCATTTCGACACGGCTGATGGGGGCAACGCTGTCCCAGCCGTCGCGCTGTTTCCAGCTCTGCACCGTCGGGCGTTTCATCTGCAACATGGCGGCAATCTGCGGCACGGAAAATCCCTGCCAGTACAGCAGCGCCGCCTGACGACGCGGGTCGTGTAAAAGAGTGGTGTCTGTGGTGATGGTCATGAATACCTCGCCGTGATGAATACACGGCAAGGCTACTGAGTCGCGCCCCGCGATTCGCTAAGGTGCTGTTGTGTCAGTGATAAGCCATCCGGGACTGATGGCGGAGGATGCGCATCGTCGGGAAACTGATGCCGACATGTGACTCCTCTAATCACTATTCAGGACTCCTGACAATGGCAAAAAAAGTCTCAAAATTCTTTCGTATCGGCGTTGAGGGTGACACCTGTGACGGGCGTGTCATCAGTGCGCAGGATATTCAGGAAATGGCCGAAACCTTTGACCCGCGAGTCTATGGTTGCCGCATTAACCTGGAACATCTGCGCGGCATCCTGCCTGACGGTATTTTTAAGCGTTATGGCGATGTGGCCGAACTGAAGGCCGAAAAGATTGACGATGATTCGGCGCTGAAAGGCAAATGGGCGCTGTTTGCGAAAATCACCCCGACCGATGACCTTATCGCGATGAACAAGGCCGCGCAGAAGGTCTACACCTCAATGGAAATTCAGCCGAACTTTGCCAACACCGGCAAATGTTATCTGGTGGGTCTGGCCGTCACCGATGACCCGGCAAGCCTCGGCACGGAATACCTGGAATTCTGCCGCACGGCAAAACACAACCCCCTGAACCGCTTCAAATTAAGCCCTGAAAACCTGATTTCAGTGGCAACGCCTGTTGAGCTGGAATTTGAAGACCTGCCTGAAACCGTGTTCACCGCCCTGACCGAAAAGGTGAAATCCATTTTTGGCCGCAAACAGGCCAGCGATGACGCCCGTCTGAATGATGTGCATGAAGCGGTGACCGCTGTTGCTGAACATGTGCAGGAAAAGCTGAGCGCCACTGAGCAGCGACTCGCTGAGATGGAAACCGCCTTTTCCGCACTTAAGCAGGAGGTGACTAACAGGGCGGATGAAACCAGCCAGGCATTCACCCGCCTGAAAAACAGTCTCGACCACACCGAAAGTCTGACCCAGCAGCGCCGCAGCAAGGCCACCGGCGGTGGCGGTGACGCCCTGATGACGAACTGCTGACCGGCGTCAGTCAGTCCGGAAAAACCTTCACGATTAACCCTTAATTTCAGGAAAAACTATGCGCCAGGAAACCCGCTTTAAATTTAATGCCTACCTGTCCCGTGTTGCCGAGCTGAACGGCATCGACGCCGGTGATGTGTCGAAAAAATTCACCGTTGAACCGTCGGTCACCCAGACCCTGATGAACACCATGCAGGAGTCCTCTGACTTTCTGACCCGCATCAATATTGTGCCGGTCAGCGAAATGAAAGGGGAAAAAATTGGCATCGGTGTCACCGGCTCCATCGCCAGCACCACCGACACCGCCGGTGGCACCGAGCGTCAGCCGAAGGACTTCTCGAAGCTGGCGTCAAACAAGTACGAATGCGACCAGATTAACTTCGATTTTTATATCCGCTACAAAACGCTGGACCTGTGGGCGCGTTATCAGGATTTCCAGCTCCGTATCCGTAACGCCATTATCAAACGCCAGTCCCTTGATTTCATCATGGCCGGTTTTAACGGCGTGAAGCGTGCCGAAACCTCTGACCGCAGCAGCAATCCGATGCTGCAGGATGTGGCGGTCGGCTGGCTGCAGAAATACCGCAATGAAGCCCCGGCGCGCGTGATGAGCAAGGTTACTGACGAGGAAGGTCACACGACCTCTGAGGTCATCCGCGTGGGTAAGGGCGGTGATTATGCCAGCCTCGATGCACTGGTGATGGATGCGACCAACAACCTGATTGAACCTTGGTATCAGGAAGACCCTGACCTTGTGGTGATTGTGGGGCGTCAGCTACTGGCGGACAAGTATTTCCCCATCGTCAACAAAGAGCAGGACAACAGCGAAATGCTGGCCGCTGACGTCATCATCAGTCAGAAACGCATCGGTAACCTGCCGGCGGTACGCGTCCCGTACTTCCCGGCGGATGCGATGCTCATCACGAAGCTGGAAAACCTGTCCATCTACTACATGGATGACAGCCATCGCCGCGTGATTGTGGAAAACCCGAAACTCGACCGCGTGGAGAACTACGAGTCAATGAACATTGATTACGTGGTGGAAGACTACGCCGCCGGTTGTCTGGTGGAAAAAATTAAGGTCGGTGATTTTTCCACACCGGCTAAAGCGACCGCAGAGCCGGGAGCGTAACCGATGACGAGTCCCGCACAGCGCCACATGATGCGGGTCTCGGCAGTGATGACCGCGCAGCGGGAAGCCGCCCCGCTGCGACATGCAACTGTCTATGAGCAGATGCTGGTTAAGCTCGCCGCAGACCAGCGCACACTGAAAGCGATTTATTCAAAAGAGCTGAAGGCCGCGAAAAAGCGCGAACTGCTGCCGTTCTGGTTGCCGTGGGTGAACGGCGTGCTGGAGCAGGGCAAAGGTGCACAGGATGACATTCTGATGACGGTCATGCTGTGGCGTCTGGATACCGGCGATATTGCCGGTGCGCTGGAGATTGCCCGTTATGCCCTGAAGTACGGTTTGACCATGCCGGGTAAACACCGCCGCACCCCGCCGTACATGTTCACCGAGGAGGTGGCGCTTGCGGCCATGCGCGCTCACGCTGCCGGTGAGTCTGTGAATCCCCGCCTGCTGACGGACACCCTCGAACTGACCGCCACGGCTGACATGCCTGATGAAGTGCGCGCAAAGCTGCACAAAATCACCGGTCTGTTTCTGCGTGACGCTGGTGATGCCGCCGGTGCGCTTGCGCACCTGCAACGTGCGACACAGCTCGACTGTCAGGCAGGCGTCAAAAAAGAGATTGAACGACTGGAGCGGGAGCTGAAACCGAAGCCGGAGCCGCAACCCAAAGCGGCCACCCGTGCCACGCGTAAGACCCGGAGTGCGACACCGGCAAAACGTGGACGCCCGAAAAAGAAAGCCAGTTAACAACCGAATGCGCCCCGCGCCAGGGCGGCACGCCGGTCAGTGAGGGTGAATCACCTGACACTGTACCGGCGTCCACCGCCCGACTTTTCAGAGGTGGTCATGATGACGCTGATTATTCCGCGAAAGGAGGCTCCTGTATCCGGTGAGGGTACGGTGGTCATCCCGCAACCGGCAGGCGACGAGCCGGTGATTAAAAACACGTTCTTTTTTCCCGATATCGACCCGAAGCGCGTCCGGGAACGTATGCGCCTTGAGCAGACCGTCGCCCCCGCCCGTCTGCGTGAGGCCATCAAGTCAGGCATGGCGGAGACGAATGCGGAGCTGTACGAGTACCGCGAACAGAAAATTGCCGCCGGTTTTACGCGTCTGGCGGACGTCCCGGCGGACGACATCGACGGTGAAAGCATCAAAGTTTTTTACTACGAGCGCGCCGTGTGTGCGATGGCGACCGCGTCGCTTTATGAGCGTTATCGCGGCGTGGATGCCAGTGCGAAAGGCGACAAGAAGGCTGACAGCATTGACAGCACCATTGATGAGCTGTGGCGGGATATGCGCTGGGCAGTGGCGCGCATCCAGGACAAGCCGCGCTGCATCGTGAGTCAAATCTGATGAAGACCTTTGCGCTACAGGGCGACACGCTCGACGCCATCTGTGTCCGGTATTACGGGCGCACTGAGGGCGTGGTTGAGACCGTGCTCGCCGCAAATCCGTGACTGGCTGAACTGGGGGCGGTGCTGCCGCACGGCACCGCCGTCGAACTGCCCGACGTTCAGACCGCGCCCGTGGCTGAAACTGTCAATCTGTGGGAGTAACGCATGACAGCAGAAGAAAAAAGCGTCCTGTCGCTTTTCATGATTGGGGTGCTGATTGTTGTCGGCAAGGTGCTTGCCGGTGGTGAACCCATCACCCCGCGTCTGTTTATCGGGCGCATGTTGCTCGGTGGTTTTGTCTCGATGGTTGCCGGTGTTGTTCTGGTGCAGTTTCCTGACCTGTCACTGCCTGCGGTGTGCGGCATCGGCTCCATGCTGGGTATCGCCGGTTATCAGGTGATTGAGATTGCCATTCAGCGCCGTTTTAAGGGCAGGGGGAAACCGTAATGCCGGTAATTAACACGCATCAGAATATCGCGGCCTTTCTCGACATGCTGGCAGTGTCCGAAGGGACGGCGAATCATCCGCTGACGAAAAACCGGGGCTATGACGTGATAGTCACCGGACTGGACGGGAAGCCGGAAATTTTCACCGACTACAGTGACCACCCGTTCGCACATGGCCGACCGGCGAAGGTGTTTAACCGTCGCGGTGAAAAATCCACGGCCTCCGGTCGCTATCAGCAGCTTTACCTGTTCTGGCCGCACTACCGCAAACAGCTTGCCCTGCCGGATTTCAGTCCGTTGTCACAGGACAGGCTCGCCATTCAGTTGATCCGCGAACGCGGTGCACTGGATGACATCCGGGCGGGACGCATTGAGCGCGCCATTTCACGCTGTCGCAATATCTGGGCGTCCCTGCCGGGTGCCGGTTACGGTCAGCGTGAGCATTCACTGGAAAAACTGGTCACCGTCTGGCGTACCGCTGGCGGCGTACCGGCTTAAACGGAGTAAACACCATGAAGAAATTATCCCTTTCACTGATGCTGAACGTGTCGCTGGCGCTGATGCTGGCACTGTCCCTGATTTACCCGCAGAGCGTGGCCGTCAATTTTGTCGCCGCCTGGGCGATTCTGGCGACGGTTATCTGTGTGGTTGCCGGTGGTGTCGGCGTGTATGCCACTGAGTATGTGCTGGAACGCTACGGGCGGGAGCTGCCGCCGGAATCGCTGGCTGTGAAGATTGTCACGTCGCTGTTTTTGCAGCCGGTGACGTGGTGCAGACGGGCGGTGGCTCTGGTGGTGATGGTGGCGACGTTTATCTCGCTGGTCGCTGCCGGGTGGATTTTTACCGCGCTGATTTATCTCGTGGCATCGGTGTTCTTCCGGCTGATACGTACGGCCTGCCGTCAGCGTTTTGAGGGGCGGGAACCATGTCAAAGATGATGATTGTGCTGGTCGTGTTGTTATCGCTGGCGGTGTCCGGTCTGTTTCTGGTGAAACACAAAAATGCCAGCCTGCGCGCCTCGCTGGACAGGGCGAACAACGTCGCCAGCGGGCAGCAGACGACCATCACCATGCTGAAAAACCAGCTTCATGTTGCACTCACCAGGGCAGACAAAAACGAGCTGGCGCAGGTGGCACTGCGTCAGGAACTGGAGAACGCCGCGAAGCGTGAAGCACAGCGCGAGAAAACCATCACGAGGTTACTGAATGAAAACGAAGATTTTCGCCGCTGGTACGGTGCTGACCTGCCTGATGCTGTGCGCCGGTTGCACCAGCGCCCCGCCTGCACCGACGCCAGTGATTGTCCATAACGCCTGCCCGAAAGTGAGCCTTTGCCCGATGCCGGGCAGTGACCCGGAGACGAACGGCGATTTAAGTGCTGATATCCGGCAGCTTGAGAACGCGCTGGCACGCTGTGCCAGCCAGGTAAAAATGATTAAACACTGTCAGGACGAAAACGATGCTCAAACCCGACAGCCTGCGCAGGGCGCTGACTGATGCCGTCACGGTGCTGAAAACTAACCCCGATATGCTGCGGATATTCGTGGATAACGGGAGTATTGCCTCCACACTGGCGGCGTCGTTGTCATTCGAAAAGCGTTACACGCTCAATGTGATTGTGACCGACTTTACCGGTGATTTTGACCTGCTCATCGTGCCGGTGCTGGCGTGGCTGCGGGAAAATCAGCCCGACATCATGACCACCGACGCAGGCCAGAAAAAGGGCTTCACGTTTTATGCAGACATCAACAATGACAGCAGCTTTGATATCAGCATCAGCCTGATGCTGACCGAGCGCACGCTGGTCAGTGAGGTGGACGGTGCGCTGCATGTGAAGAATATCCCGGAACCTCCGCCGCCGGAGCCGGTCACCCGCCCGATGGAGCTTTATATCAATGGCGAACTGGTGAGCAAGTGGGATGAATGAGTTTAAGCGTTTTGAAGACCGGCTGACCGGACTGATTGAGTCGCTGTCACCGTCAGGGCGTCGGCGACTGAGTGCCGAACTGGCAAAACGTCTGCGGCAGAGTCAGCAGCGTCGGGTGATGGCACAGAAAGCCCCGGACGGCACACCCTACGCGCCACGCCAGCAGCAGAGCGCCAGAAAAAAGACCGGTCGTGTTAAGCGAAAAATGTTTGCGAAACTTATCACCAGTCGTTTTTTGCATATCCGCGCCAGCCCGGAGCAGGCATCAATGGAATTTTACGGCGGGAAGTCGCCGAAAATCGCCAGTGTGCATCAGTTTGGTCTGTCGGAAGAAAACCGAAAAGACGGTAAGAAAATTGATTATCCGGCGCGTCCCCTGCTCGGCTTTACCGGTGAGGATGTGCAGATGATTGAAGAGATTATTCTGGCGCACCTCGACCGTTAGTTGTGCCATTCCCGACACCTCATCGTCACATTGCCGCCGGTATGACCCGGCGGCATCCTTCCCGTTATGAACACTCTCGCAAATATTCAGGAACTCGCGCGCGCACTGCGCAACATGATTCGTACTGGCCTTGTCGTAGAAACCGACCTTAAAGCCGGTCGCTGCCGTGTGCAGACCGGTGGCATGTGCACCGACTGGCTTCAGTGGCTGACCCATCGTGCCGGTCGTTCGCGCACATGGTGGGCACCTTCCGTGGGGGAGCAGGTGCTGATTCTGGCCGTGGGTGGTGAACTCGACACGGCGTTCGTTCTGCCGGGGATTTATTCCGGCGATAACCCCGCGCCGTCTGCGTCGGCGGATGCCCTGCATATCCGTTTTCCTGACGGGGCGGTGATTGAGTATGAACCTGAAACCAGTGCACTCACGGTAAGCGGAATTAAAACGGCCAGCGTGACGGCTTCTGATTCTGTTACCGCCACGGTGCCGGTGGTCATGGTGAAAGCGCCAACCCGCATCACCCTGGACACACCGGAGGTGGTCTGCACCAACAGGCTGATTACCGGCACGCTGGAAGTACAGAAGGGCGGGACGATGCGCGGCAACATTGAACACACCGGCGGTGAACTCTCATCAAACGGTAAGGTACTGCATACCCATAAACACCCCGGCGACAGCGGCGGCACAACCGGGAGTCCTCTATGACAGCACGTTATCTCGGAATGAATCGCTGTGATGGCCTGACTGTCACTGACCTTGAGCATATCAGCCAGAGTATCGGCGATATCCTGCGCACGCCGGTCGGCTCACGGGTGATGCGTCGTGATTACGGTTCGTTGCTGGCGTCAATGATTGACCAGCCGCAGACCCTGGCGCTTGAGTTGCAGATTAAGGTCGCCTGTTACATGGCGGTACTGAAATGGGAACCCCGCGTCACCCTGTCATCCGTCACCACTGAGCGCAGTTTTGACGGGCGAATGACGGTCACGTTAACCGGTCAGCACAACGACACCGGCCAGCCACTTTCGTTAACCATTCCTGTGAGTTGAAACCATGCCGATTATCGACCTGAATCAGCTACCCGCACCGGATGTGGTCGAGGAGCTGGACTTTGAAACCATTCTTGCCGAACGCAAGGCGACACTGATTTCCCTTTACCCGGAAGACCAGCAGGAGGCGGTCGCCCGTACCCTGACGCTGGAATCTGAGCCTCTCGTCAAACTGCTGGAGGAAAATGCTTATCGTGAGCTTATCTGGCGTCAGCGTGTGAATGAGGCCGCACGGGCGGTGATGCTGGCTTGTGCCGCCGGTAATGACCTTGATGTAATTGGTGCCAATTACAACACCACGCGCCTGATTATCACCCCGGCAGATGATTCGACCATTCCGCCGACACCGGCAGTGATGGAATCTGACACCGATTATCGTCTGCGTATTCAGCAGGCATTTGAGGGCTTAAGCGTCGCCGGGTCGGTGGGAGCCTATCAGTATCATGGCCGCAGTGCCGACGGGCGTGTCGCGGATATCTCTGTCACCAGTCCGTCTCCGGCCTGCGTCACTATCTCTGTGCTGTCACGTGAAAATAACGGCGTCGCATCCGAAGACCTGCTGGCCGTGGTGCGTAACGCCCTTAATGGCGAGGACGTCAGGCCGGTGGCCGACCGCGTGACCGTGCAGTCTGCCGCCATCGTTGAATACCAGATAAACGCCACGCTTTACCTTTACCCTGGTCCCGAAAGCGAACCCATCCGCGCTGCTGCCGTGAAAAAGCTGGAAGCGTACATCACGGCACAGCACCGGCTGGGGCGCGACATCCGTCTGTCTGCCATTTATGCCGCGTTGCATGTGGAAGGCGTGCAGCGTGTCGAGCTGGCCGCACCACTGGCCGACATTGTGCTCAACAGTACGCAGGCGTCTTTCTGCACCGAATACAGCGTCGTGACCGGAGGCTCGGATGAGTGATTCGCGACTGCTGTCGACCGGCTCATCACCGCTTGAAGTCGCCGCCGCAAAAGCCTGTGCGGAAATTGAAAAAACGCCGGTCAGTATTCGTGAGCTGTGGAACCCGGACACCTGCCCGGCAAATCTGCTGCCGTGGCTGGCGTGGGCGTTTTCGGTCGACAGGTGGGATGAAAAGTGGCCGGAAGCGACAAAACGCGCCGTTATCCGCGATGCCTATTTCATCCACTGTCATAAAGGCACTATCGGCGCAATCCGGCGTGTGGTGGAGCCGCTCGGCTATCTCATCAACGTGACGGAGTGGTGGGAAAACAGTGACCCGCCAGGCACCTTCAGGCTTGATATTGGTGTACTGGAAAGCGGCATCACAGAGGCAATGTATCAGGAAATGGAACGGCTGATTGCTGATGCCAAACCTGCAAGTCGCCACCTTATTGGCCTGAACATTACCCGGGACATTCCCGGCTACCTGTTCGCCGGTTGTGTGGCTTACGACGGCGATGTAATTACGGTTTACCCCGGATAAGTGAGGAATAATGAGCACAAAATTCAGAACCGTTATCACCACTGCCGGTGCAGCAAAGCTGGCAGCGGCAACCGCGCCGGGAAGGCGGAAGGTCAACATTACCACGATGGCCGTCGGGGATGGCGGTGGTAAATTGCCTGTCCCGGATGCCGGACAGACCGGGCTTATCCACGAAGTCTGGCGACATGCGCTGAACAAAATCAGCCAGGACAAACGAAACAGTAATTATATTATCGCAGAGCTGGTTATTCCGCCGGAGGTGGGCGGTTTCTGGATGCGTGAGCTTGGCCTGTACGATGATGCGGGAACGTTAATTGCCGTGGCGAACATGGCCGAAAGTTATAAGCCTGCCCTTGCCGAAGGCTCAGGGCGTTCGCAGACCTGCCGCATGGTCATCATCGTCAGCAGTGTGGCCTCAGTGGCGCTGACCATTGACACCACAACGGTGATGGCAACGCAGGATTACGTTGATGACAAAATTGCAGAACATGAACAGTCACGACGTCACCCTGACGCCTCGCTGACCGCAAAAGGTTTTACTCAGTTAAGCAGTGCGACCAACAGCATATCTGAAACACTGGCCGCAACGCCGAAAGCGGTTAAGGCCGCATATGACCTTGCTAACGGGAAATATACCGCACAGGACGCTACCACAGCGCGAAAAGGTCTTGTCCAGCTAAGTAGTGCGACCAACAGCATGTCTGAAACGCTCGCCGCAACACCAAAAGCTGTTAAGACGGTAATGGATGAAACGAACCAAAAAGCGCCATTAAACAGCCCTGCACTGACCGGAACGCCAACGACGCCAACTGCGCGACAGGGAACGAATAATACTCAGATCGCAAACACGGCTTTCGTTATGGCCGCGATTGCCGCCCTTGTAGACTCGTCGCCTGACGCACTGAATACGCTGAACGAGCTGGCAGCGGCGCTGGGCAATGACCCGAATTTTGCTACCACCATGACTAATGCGCTTGCGGGTAAGCAACCGAAAGATGCCACTTTGACGGCGCTGGCGGGGCTTGTTACTGCGGCAGACAGGTTTCCGTATTTTACGGGGAATGATGTTGCCAGCCTGGCAATCCTGACAAAAGTCGGGCGAGATATTCTTGCGAAATCGACCGTTGCCGCCGTTATCGAATATCTCGGTTTACAGGAAACGGAAAACCGAGCCAGGAACGCGGTGCAAAAGAATGGCGATACCTTGTCCGGTGGGCTTACATTTGAAAACGACTCAATCCTTGCCTGGATTCGAAATACTGACTGGGCAAAGATTGGATTTAAAAATGATGCCGACAGCGATACTGATTCATATATGTGGTTTGAAACAGGCGACAACGGCAATGAATATTTCAAATGGAGAAGTCGCCAGAGCACCACAACAAAAGACCTGATGCATCTTAAATGGGATGCTCTGTATGTTCTTGTTAAAGCCCTTTTCAGCAGTGAAGTAAAAATATCTACAGTCAATGCACTGAGGATATTTAATTCATCTTTTGGTGCTATTTTTCGCCGTTCT